AGCCGATTGGCATCGGTGATCGGTTGCCGTGTGACCAACTGCGGAATCGGCCCTTGGCATCCCAAGACTGTGCTCTACATCTTCAGCGAACTAGATGGGAGCACCACATGAACAAGGCAGAACTACTCCGCCAGGCTCTGCGCATCGTCGAGGAGCGCGGCGACTCATACGGGCCTCCCGCGCGTCACTTCGCGCGCACGGTCGGCGCGATCAACGCCGTGCTCGGCCACAAACTCGCCGCACCGCTCACGCCGGCGGACTGGGCCACGATGATGATCCTCGACAAACTGGCGCGCGAGCAGCACACGCCGAAGGCCGACAACCCGCTCGACATCGCCGGCTACGCGGCGTGCCTCGCCGAGTGCCGCGAGGAGGCCGAGCCGATCTCCGGCGAGGTCGGGGACGAGTGGACGGAGCGCGCCTTCACGCTGCTCTCCTCGATGGAGTCCCTCGTGCGCGAGGCGCGCAGGATCACGCCGTGCGAAGTGGAGGCGAGGCGATGAGCGACACCAAAGTCCTAGTGGATCTACTTCGGTCGATCAACGGAAGCACGACGGTCTACGGGTGGTCTATGACATCGGAAACCGAATGGTGGCTCCGACGCTCGGTAGAGTCTCTGCCAGAGTGGGCGCAAACAAGCGCGTGGTCGATTCCAGGTCTTGCGGCGAATGCCATCGAACGGCTCACCGCCGAGCGCGACGAGGCACGGAGGCTCGTCATCGAGGCCGACTGGTGCAAGGATCCGGCCGCCAAGTGGCCCGACCTCTGGGCCGCGCGCGGGTGGCCCGTGCCGGCTTCCGAGACCACGACGCTCACTTGCCCGTACTGCGACTACCGCGAGGTCGTGCACGCGAAGCCGTCGCCGAGCGACCATGCCATGTGCGCCTTCTGCGCGATGGAGCACTCCGAATGACCGACCTACTCACGACCCGCCAGGTCGCCGAGCGTCTCGGCGTGACTCCCGGTCGCGTGCTCCAGATGGCGCGCGAGCGCGTGATCCTCCCGCAGCATCGGGCCGTGACGCTGCTCTGGCGTGAGGAGGACTTCCCGCGATTCGCGCGTCGGCCACGCGGCCGGCCACCGAAAGGCGGTCACGCTTGCCGCTCGTGATCGTTCGGCGCGAGGGGGAGGGGATCCGCGTGTCGTGCGGCGGTGAATCGATCGATATTGTGATCGGCAAGATCACGGAGACACGGTGCACGCTCGACTGCATCGGGCCTCGTTCACTCAAGGTCGAGCGCATTGAGACAGGAGACCGTAATGATTACGGACAAGCAGCGCGAGGCAAGGACTCGCGGACTCGGAAGTAGCGACATGGCCGCCATCTTCGGCGTGTCGCGTTGGAAGTCGGCCGTCGATGTTTGGGCCGAGAAGACGGGGCGCGTGGAGCTTGAACCGGGATACCCGAGCGAGGCCGCGAAGATCGGCTCGGTCGTGGAGCCTGCGCTCCTCGCGATGGCGAGCGAGCAACTGGGCCGGAAGGTCGTGGCCCCGAACTCGACCTTCGTGCGCGGCGTGCTGCGCGCGAATGTGGACGGGATGCTCGATCGCTTCGAGCGCGGCTCGGACATCGTCGAGGCGAAGTGCCACGGCTCGCCAGTCGGCTACGGCGCGCCCGGATCCTCGGCCGTGCCCGAGGCCGTCATGCTCCAGGTGCAGCATCAGATGTTGTGTGCCGAGTCGCAGCGCGCATATGTGGCCGTGCTCGACGGGAGCCACCTATCGTTCGCGCTGTACGAGGTTCCGCGCGACGAGGGCTACTGCCACGAGATCGAGGCCAGAGCGGCGGAATGGTGGGAGAAGCACATCGTCGGCGACACACAACCCGAGGGGGCGTTCACGCTCGACACGGCGGCGCGCGTGACTCGGCAGTCGGGCGCGGCGACGCACATCCCGAGCGAGATCATGGAGGCTTACATCGTGGCGCGCGAGTCGGCGACGGCGGCGGATCGCGCGCTCGACAATGCGAAGGCAATGCTCCTCACCGCTCTGGGGCAGGCCGAGATCGGGGCCGGCGGCGGGTGGCGCGTCTCCTACCGCGAGCGGTCGCGGTCGGGCGTGGACACAAAGCGACTGCTCGCCGACAACCCGGAACTCGCCGAGCGGTACGCGACGCGCACGACCTTCCGCGTCCTCGACGCTCGACCGGAAGGAGGCCGCGCGTGAAGTACGCGATCATTTGGATGGAGGTCGCGAGCGAGAGCCTGCACCAAGAGCAGATCCCCGGCTACGCCGAGTGGATCGAGCGAGTCTGTGAGGATGCGGCCATTTTGAGCGATCAGCGTCATTTTGAGTTGCGTGGTCACCGCAAGAATCCGATGGGTTGGCCATCTGAAGGAAAGGACTTTCGTCCAATCAGCGAATACATGGTCGAGCGAAAGCACGAGACTTCCTTCGTCTGGCGTGACTCGCACACGGTTACGAACACCGATCTCCCATGGGTGAAGATGAAGGAACTCATGGCGCGGTGCGTCGTGGTCAACGACCCGCCGGAGCTTGAAGTCCTCAACGAGCCGGAGGTCTGGAACCCGGCCGGACTGATCTGGAAGTACCCAGACGCAAGCACGAAGTCTGGGTACGAGTGGCGACCCGTGCTTGAGGTTCTTCGGATCGATGATCGATTCCCGGTGACACACGATCAATATCGTGGCGATTATGTCCGACCCGCTGCTCTGCCATACATCCGCGAACGGCTCCTCTACTGGGCCAACGGCCCGGTCGATGATTGGGACGATGACGAGTTCGTCGATGCTCATCGCTTGTGGATGATCTCGTGGCTTCGGTTCGGGGCGTGGTTCCGGGCGACCTACCCGACCATCGAGCCGCCGCCCTGCTCGGGTGACATCGAGGAACTCGTCGCGCTGATGGACGAGCCGGATCTCGCGATGCCGGCCATGAGCGCGATGATCGAGACGCTCCGCGCCAACAAGAAGGAGGTGGCCTCGTGACGAAGCCCACGAAGACCACGACCGACGGCGCGCCCGTCGGCCTGCGCCGAGCGCTCATCGCCGCCCAAAGGGATCTCAAGGCCGTGCACAAGGGATCCGAGAACGCCTTCCACCGATACCGCTACGCCTCGGCCGAGGACATGATGTCGTCGTGCCGGCAGGCACTCCATGCGAACGGCCTCTCGGCACGGCGCACAAGGTGGAGCACGGAGTCGAGCGAGGCGCACACTTGGCTCGTGTGCTCGTACGAGCTTGCCCACGAGTCCGGGGAGGTCGAGCACTACCCGATGGCGACGAAGTGGCCCTTCGCCGAAGAGAAGGGCAGGCCGCTCGACAAGGCTCTCGCCGGCGCGCTCACCTCGTCGCTCGGCTACTGGCTCCGCGATCTCCTGCTCGTGCCGCGTGACGATGAGGAGATGGATAAGCGAGACGATCGGGCGCACGATCCCGAGGTGCTCGGCATCGCGCGAGCGGGCCGGCTCCGCGCGCAGGCGACGAAGGCCGGGGTCACGATCGCGCAACTCCGCGAGAGACTTGCCGCCACCGGGTTGACGCTCGGCGAGGATCCTGTATCGTGGCCCGCAGCAGCAGCGGCACGCATCGCCGCCGCGCTCACGACGAGCGCGTGATTCGGTTCCTGTTTCTCTCCCGTGCTTCGCGTCGGTGACAATCGGCGCGAAGCCTTCAAAGACTAGACCGCGCTCGGCGGTGCGCCTCCGCGAAGGAGGCCCGAGCACAGCAGTACGGGCGGCTCTGTAGGCCCGAGGAGATACGAGGATCGGTTCGCCTTCCGCACTTGTGCGGGGCAGTCCGTGCGACCAAGCGCGCCCGGATCGAGAAGCGAGTCGAGAGTCTTCGGTGCTGACCACACCGGAGCCAGGTGCACTCGATGCACTTGGGGAGAGGCCCAGTCCTACCCGCGCCGATGTCCCGGCCAAAAAGGATGAGAGACTGGGCACGCGCAAAGGCGACGGCGACGGCGACGAACAGTCCCCAACCACGCGCGACTTGAGGAGACTTGGGTCGCGTGGCTCCGGCTCTGGCTCTGAACAGCAGTCGTAGCCGGAGACACATCAGGAGCAGTCGTGTAGAGTAGGGATCGCGTCGTGCAGGATGCACGAGGCACTAGCACCACAAGGAGAGACACCATGCCGGAACGGATCGCACTATCGAAGATCGTGTTGGACGCAGGGACGCAGATGCGCGAGCGGATCGATGAGTCCGTGGTCGCCGAGTACGCCGAGGTACTCGACCAGTTGCCGGCGGTGGCCGTGTACGCGGTCGGCCGTCGGTTCGTGCTCGTCGATGGATTCCATCGGTACTACGCGCACTCGCGCGCGGAGGCTCGTGACATCCTCGCGACGGTGATCGGCACGGGCACGATCGAGGAGGCGCAATGGATCGCGTGTGCGGCGAACGCCACGCACGGCCTGCGCCGCTCGAACGAGTCCAAGCGACTGGCGGTCGAGGCCGCGCTCCTGCTCCGACCCGGCGCGAGCGACCGCGAGGTCGCCGCCCATGTCGGCGTGAGCCACACGATGGTCGCCAAGATGCGCCGCTCGATCGACGATGCCGCCTCCGGGAAACCTATCGAAGCCGATAGGAGTGGCAACGGTTGCCACTCTTACGGGGTCGAGGAGGATTTCCACGCCGACGAGGTCGAGGACACCGAGCCGCTAGGAGGCGATCTGGAGCCTTCCGAGTCCGAGGCTCCCGCAGGGCCACCCGTCACGCTCGACGAGCGCATCGCGCACGCACGCGCCCGGATCGGGGTGCTGCTGAAGGGACTGGAGCGGTGGCGAGCCGAGGCCGACCGCATCGCCGCCGAGGAGGCGGGATCCGGGATCCACATCGGGACGATGGATCAATACTGGCGCGACCTCCGGCTCTCGATCGACCGCGCTCGGCCGGCGGGGCCGTGCCCAAAGTGCAAGGGCGGCGGATGCCCCGCGTGCGGCAACCTCGGATGGATCTCCAAGATGCGCGCTCAAGTGCTTCGCGGGATCGGAGGGTGACCGATGGAACTCCGACCCTACCAAAGCGAGGCGATCGCCTCGGCGATGTCGGCATGGCATCGGCATAGGTCGCTCCTCATGGTGATGGCGACGGGCCTCGGGAAGACCGTGACCTTCGCCCACATCGCGCGAGCCGTGATCGAGCGCAAGCGTCGAGTCCTCGTTGTAGCTCACACGAAGGAACTCGTGAAGCAAGCGGTGCGCGCTCTGGAGCGCGTGTGCGCGTGCGAGGTCGGTGTCGAGATGGCCGAGGAGGCCAGTCCCGAGCACTCGCTCGTGACGCTCCCGCCGCCGATCGTGGTCGGCACGGTGCAGACGCTCACGGCCAAGCGCGGAAAGGGACTGCGCGTGCACAAGTTCAAGCCGGATGACTTTGGCCTCGTGATCTTCGACGAGGCGCACCATTCCGTAGCCGCGTCGTGGCGCAAGGTGGCCGCATGGTTCGACCAGAGCGACCGGGTGAAGCGTCTAGGCGTGACGGCCACGCCCGACCGCACGGACGGGAGCGCGCTCGGCGCGCTGTATGACGAGTGCGTGTTCGACTACGGGATCCGCGAGGGCGTGCTCGACGGGTGGCTCTGCCCCGTTCGGCAGTCGGTCGTGTGGGTCGAGGATCTCGACCTATCGACGATCCGCACGACTGGGGGCGACCTGAACGCCGGCGATCTCGCGGCCGTGCTCGAACGGGAGGCCGTGCTCCACGGCATGGTGTCGGCGACGATCCAGATCGCGAAGGGGCGGCGCACGCTCTGCTTCTGCGCGACCGTCGAGACGGCGCGCCACGCGGCCGAGATCCTCGACCGCCACGACCCAGGTAGCGCGGCGATCGTGTCGGGCGAGACACCGCCCGAGCAGCGGCGCGAGATCCTCGACGGCTTCAAGGCCGGCAGGTTCCGCTACCTCTGCAACTGCGCCGTGCTTACCGAAGGCTTCGACGATCCCGGCATCGAGGTCATCTCGATGATGAGACCGACCAAAAGTAGGTCTCTGTATACCCAAGTTTGCGGTCGCGGGACTCGCACGCTACCGGGCGTGATCGACGGCCTCGCCACGCCGGCGGAGCGCACCGCGGCGATCGCCAGAAGCTCGAAGCCATCGATGCTCGTCATCGACTTCTGCGGCAACGCAGGCCGGCACAAACTCGTACACGCAGGCGATGTGCTCGGCGGCGACGAGAACGCGCCGACCGACCGCCTCGAAGCGATCGAGGCGATGCGCCGGGACGGCGAGCGAGACGCGAAGGCGGGGGAGTTCGTCGAGCGCGATGTCATGGCCGAGATCGACGAGGCCGAGCGCGAGATCGAGCGCAAGCGCGAAGCCGAGAAGAACCGCGCGCTCCGCGCTCTCGCCAGGTTCACGGTGCAGGACGAGGATCCCTACGGCTACGGCTCGGGTGCGATCGCGACCGAGCGTCGCGCCGTCACGCTCGCGGATCCGCCGTCAGAGAAACAAGTGAGTTTTGCTTACAAGTTGGGCATCAAGAACGCCGACCGCTACGGCCGTCGGCAACTGGCCGCGATCATCGACCGCACGCCCGTGCCGGCGTGGCTCCGCAAGCGCGTCGCGCAGGAGGGAATCGGTCTAGCGAATGATGCCACGATGCGGGATCTTGCGAAGGCGAAGCGCGCGCGCGGAATGCGATGAGCGATCGCGAGGCGCATCGGGTGCGGCGTACCATGCCGCTATCTGGTGTGGTGCTCGGGGCGGCAGGGCGCAAGCCCTGTCGGCCTCGAGCACGAGGAGCGCAGCGTGATGAGTGACGAGTCCAGGTTGAAGATCGCAGGATGGGCCGAGCACGAGGAGGCTCGGCTCTTCGCCGACTTCGAGCGGCTCGGGACTGACCGCATGGCCTCGATGGTCTCGGGCCTCCGGCTCTCGATTCTCGCCGAGACCGACCCGCTCAAGCGCGCAATCCTACGGGGTGCATATCTGTCGGCCGTACGGTACATCGCGGACTACTGGGGGCGACCCCAGATCGGAGGCATCGATGGATCGGAAGACGCGGCTCCTGCTCGTGAGCCAACTTGACCAGAGGCGCGCCGAGGTACGGGACTACTGGACATGGATCTCCGAGCAGCCTCGGGGGGCCAAGATTCTTCAAAGTATCTCCGACACGATCGACGATATGATCGAGGACGAAACGAGATCGGCGCAGGCACGGATGCTCGCTCTGTTGGCCGACTGCGGCCTACTGGAGCACATGATTAGAACGAGGCGAACGGATGAGCCAGACCGGAGCGCAGACGCAGGCGGAACCGCCGACGATCAAAGTCGGTGACCTCGTATACATCCGGGCGCGCGTCGAGGCTCGCGTGGTCGATGTGCACCGCCTCGAATACCTTCGCGAGGGACTGGAACCCGGCGAGCGCGTGGTCGAGGTTCCCTCGTATTACATCACGACGGTGGATCGGGACGGTCGTGTTACGCACGGCTCCGACTTCCTCGCCGTGCATAAGGATCACATGGTGACGGCCGACCAGATCCGCCGAGCGTCGAGGGGCGAGGCGTGAAGCGCAGCGCGTGCGAGGTCGAACTCCGACGCACGCGCGACGCTCTGGCCGATGCGACGGCGAAACTGGAGCAGGCGAAGCGGCAGCGGGACATCGCCGAGACGCGCGGTTGGAGGTGGCTCAACCACGCAATCCAAGTGGACGATGCCGTCGATGCCATGATCGAGCACATCGAGAGCGAGATCGGACGGGGCCGAGGCGCGGCGGCGCACCATCGGATCCTCGATCGGCTCCACGAGCTGAAAGAGAGTTTCCCGACATGACGCGCTACGAGTTCTTTGTCCCGGGCAAGCCGCAGACCGCCGGCTCGAAGCGTGCCTTCCCGCACCGCACGACGGGGCGGATCATCGTGGTCGATGACTGCAAGGGCGGCAAGGTCTGGCGCAAGGCCGTCCAGTACCACGCCGGCGTAGTGTGCAAGGCGATGCTGACGGGGCCGCTCGCGGTCTCGGTTGTGTTCGTGATGCCGAGGCCGCTCTCGCACCGCAAGAAGGACGGCACGACGGCCCCAGGTGCACCGCGCTACCACATCGTGAAGCCGGACACGACCAAGATGCTCCGAGCCATCGAGGACGCGCTCACGGGCATCGCGTGGATCGACGATGCCCAGGTGATCGTGCAGACGGCGGCGAAGCGGTACGCGCGGTACGGCGAGGAACCCGGCGCGCGGGTGACGATCGAACCCTACACGGAGGAGCCATGAGCGAACCGAAGCACGAAGTGATCGAGCACTCGCGGAACATTCACCAAGTGCTCCTTGAAGCCGATCATCCCGAGACATGGGAGCATTGGGTGTTGCTCGCGAGCGACCGTCACCATGACTCGGCCAAGGCCGACTGGGATCTCGAACGCAAGCACCTCGACCAAGCGGTGGCGCGCGGCGCGTCGTGGGTGGATGTAGGAGATATTTTCGACTGCATGGGTGGCAGAGCGGATTTTCGGCATTCCAAAGGCGAGTTGCGCGAGGAATACGCGATGGCTCCGGACTACTTCGATGCCATCGTGCGCGATGCCGCGCAGTTCTACGCTCCGTACGCGAAGCACCTCGTCGCGATCGGGCGAGGCAACCACGAGCAATCTGTCTTGAAGCGAAACGAAGTCGATCTCATCGAGCGACTTGCGGCGCACATGAGCCAGATCAGCGGACATCGCGTCTATGCCGGCGGCTACGGCGGGTTCGTCCGGTTCTCCGTCAAGTTTCACGGCACGGAGGTGAGCGCGCTCACTCTGCGCTACTTCCACGGCTCGGGCGGCGGCGGCATGATGTCCCACGGCACGCTCGCGACCCGGCGCATGGCCTCGTGGACGGACGCGGATGTGATCGTGTGCGGCCACACGCACGATCAATGGGCACTCCGGCTACAGCGCGAGACGCTTGAGACGCACAAGGGTCGGTTCTATGTCCGACTTCGCGACCAACACCACATCCGCCTGCCCACCTACAAGCAGGAATGGAACGACGGGCACTCGGGATGGCACATCGAGACGGGCAAGCCTCCGAAGCCAGTCGGCGCGAGTTGGATGCGCCTCTCGCTCGTTCGCGTCGAGGCTCCCGAGCGCATCGGGGACGAGAAGCCCAACTCGAAGCGCGCGCGATGGCGCGTCGCGGCCCAGTTCATGGAGGCGATGTGAAGCCGTTCGCCTCGTTCTGGGCGACCCTCGCCGGCGTGCGCTACCGGATCCGGTTCGTGCGCTCGGCCGAGATTCCGTTCGACCGCTTCGCCGACTGCTCGTCGCCGGAGTCGAGCAAGCGCGAGATCCGCGTGCGACAGGTTCTACGGGGCAAGTCTCGCATGGAGACGGTGATCCATGAGGCGTTGCACGCGCAGACATGGGATCGCACGGAGGCCGATGTCGCTCGCAGCGCGCGCGAACTCGCCGCGCTACTCTGGCGGTGTGGATATCGCGAGGTCGAGCCGTGAATGGAGCGAAGATGCCACACTCACGCACTTCTGTAGCACGATCGTTCCGCTGCATCTGGATCGGCATCGCGCTCTCGTCGATCATGCTCCTCGCGGCCTACGCCGGCGCAGGGGCCGACGGTTTTCTCGCGGCCGCGTGTGGCCTGATCTCGACCGCCTCGCTTGTCGGCATGGTCTGGAGGCTCGATCGTCCATGAGCACGACCGAGGAGGAGGCGCGCTCGATCGAGGCCGTACGGCGGTTCTGCTATGACCTCCTCAATCCCAAGGCCACGCCGCGCGTCCCTCGTGCCGTGCGCCTGCGGGCGCGCGCCGTGTGCAAGCACCTCCCGATCGACCTGGGCCTATTCGCTACCCGATACCTAGAGCAGGAACTATGCCGCGCAAGCCGCCCACGGTGAAGCACCAGACGCAGGCTTGGACGCTGCAGTCCATCGCCGAGCGCGACCGCGAGCCGCTATGCCGGATGTGCAAGGCGGCGGGACGGCTCACGCCGGCCGTGTGCATCGACCACAAGATCCCGCTCGCCGAGGGCGGCTCGATGCACGACCCGGAGAACCTGCAACCGCTCTGCGCCTCGTGCCACCGCAAGAAGAGCGCGATCGAGGGACGCGAGCGGCAAGCCGAGCGGGGGCGATTCCCGAGCGAGGGTACGGTCGTGCTCGGCGCGCCGGCATCGGGGAAGACCACGCTCGTGAACGCGCACAAGGCCGAGGGAGACTTCGTGTGGGATCACGACCGGGTGCTCGCGGCTATGCGAGGCCGGGACTTCAGCGGCGAGCCAGACGGCGACGCTAGCGCGCTCGCGTTCATGGGGCGACTGCGGCGCAGCGTGCTCGAAGCATGGCGCGACGGTTGGATACCGGGTCGGCTCTGGTGGATCACGACGAACGCCGACGAGGCGCGCGCGTTGCGGGACGAGTTCCCGCGTGTGCGGCTCATCGTCGTGCGCGCAAGCCTCGACGATCTCGCGAAGCGCATCGAGGCGCGTCGGCTCCCGCGCGAGCGGATGGTCGAGATGCTTGGGGCCGCGCGGAACATCGCAGCGTCCATCGAGGCGGCGGGATTATCATCGGAGGCGTTATGAGGCACAATATCGCGTCCGATATGGTGCGATGCATGGCGTGGTTCGGCGGCGTTGGCGCGTGGATCGCGGAGATCCACGCAAGATCGACGCAGATCGGCACATTTGCGCGCGCGCGGGGGGTATGGGGTCAT